ACAATCCATGTTTATTTACAGTTATAAATAAAAATACAAGTGAAATTTATTATGAATTTGTACCATTTAATCAAGAACTAGCACAATATGCCAGTGATAGAGCTGTGAATATTTTAAGAGCAACGAAAGAAAAAGAAATTTTACCCAGAATTGCACAGAACAGAGATATATTTGAGTGTAAGTTTTGTCAATTTGCAGACACTTGTTGGAAACAAAATTAAACATGGTGATGGCAATACAGAAGGTAGCTAATTGCATTGCCATCAATGGAGATTTTAATGAACATAATTAGATTTGGCAATAACAAACGAGATATGAATGCTAGTGAATTAGTAGAATTAATAAGCCATAGAGTTCCAGCACAAATTCAAGTTGATGTGTTAAAAGATACATACCCTAATGGTGTTGTTCGTGGTGATCAATTTACCATTGGCTCATTGAATGGAGAATCTGGTAAGTCTTTAAAAATAGATATTAACCCTGGATCTCCCTATTTTATGAAAGGGCAAGATTTTAATGGGTCAGATGGTGTTGGGGGTATTGCTAAAATATTGATGGAGGGCAGAGGAATGAAATTATCTGAAGTAAGAGAATATTTTGCAGATTATTTAGGGGAAGAAAGAAAACCTAATTTAGAAGATGTATTGCCACCAATAATAAACACAGAAATTAAACAACAAATTAATATTAACACTCCTTTTGATAGCGAACATAAATATTTAAATGCACAAGGCGAGTTGCTTTGTCTTGTTCGTAGATACAATGCAAAAGATAAAGATGGAAACCCAACTCTTGACGCCAATGGTAAACCTAAAAAAGAATTTAGACAATTTACAGGCGGAAGCAATTATCCAAAGATGCCTGATGTTCGCCCATTATACAACATACCAAACATATTAGCTTCAGAGAAAATTATATGGGTTGAGGGTGAGAAGTGTGCAGATGTTTTAAACGACATGGGTTATACAGCAACTTGCACTATGGGTGGTGCAGGTATGCTTTCAAGAAAGTCCGCAAACTTATTTGATTTCTCACATTTACATGACAAAGAATTAATTATATGGCCAGACAATGATTCTGCTGGAAAGAAAGTGGCAGAACTTGTGCAAGACCTTGCTTTAAATGCTGGAGCTAAGTCTGTAACTATGCTTACACCACCAAGAGGTAAACCAGAGAGATGGGATGTGGTAGATGCTGTAGCAGAACATTTTAATATTAATGATTTTTTAAATACTAATGTAAAGCAAGTTAAAAAGAATATTAACCTATTAGATGATAGTCTTTTAATTAATAGGTTTGAAGGTAAGGCGCCAGAGCAGAAATTTTTAATAGCAGATACACTTCCTCTGGGTGTACCTATTATTTTTTCTGCTGCTGGCGACGCAGGAAAAGGAATGATGACATTGGATTTAGCCATGAAGGTATCAAGTGGGATTCCTATGTCTAGTTCTTTTGGTGGCATGATTAGTGAGTTTGGTAATTCAATTATCTTTACAGCAGAAGATGATGAATCAGAAATGCACAGAAGAATAGAAAGATTAGATAAAGAAACATCAAGAAACTCATATGAACATGAATTGCGAATCGTGAGTTTGCCTAATGTTGGTGGTGTTTTTCCAATACTTCAAGAAACCCATGATGGTTACAGAACAAGTGATGAATTTGATAAACTTTATGAACAAATATTACAGATGAAAAATCTTAAACTAATTGTGTTTGATCCATTAGCTTCCTTTGTTCATGCAGATGTTAATGCAGATCCGGCGGCAGGAGCGGCTTTGACTGGATTACTTGCACAGATAGCTACAGAAACAGGTGCTTCTGTTGTTATGTGCCATCATATGACAAAGATAAAAGATGATTTGGTAGTCAATAGCCCTGAACAAGCAAGAAACATGATTAGAGGAACATCAGCATTGGTTGATGGTGTTCGTTGTGCTTTTGCTTTATGGCAGATAGATGAAGCGACAGGAAGAAGAAGATGTCAAGATTTAGGGATAGAATACCAAAGAAACAAATGCTTTGATGGTGCTGTTGTAAAGTCTAATGGTCCAGCGAACAGAAACATAAGGCATTTTATTAGAGATGAATATAGTGGATTGCTTGACGATAGAAGTGAGGACATAACAAGATTACATAGTGGAAGTAACAAAGAGATTAAGAAGAACGCATTGTTTAACTGGATTGCAGATTGCGAAAGAGAGGGAAGAGCATTAACTCAACAATCTGGTGCTGATGCTATATTACAAAGAATGTCGGCAGATACAGATGCACCTAATGTTCTTAATAACTGCACACAAAGAATGATTGATGGTTTGGTAAGAGAATTAATACAAGAAAGTAGAATAGCGAAGTATTCATTTAGCACAAGTGGTGGAAGAAAGTGGCTTGGAGCTACAGATGGCGATATGAGTAGAGGCGAATATGAAGCGAGAACAGCAAGAGATAATGTATAAATTACCAGATAATAATTGTGTTATTTCTTTCTCTGGAGGGCGAACAAGTGGCTTTATGTTGAAACAAATCATGGATTACAATGATGGTTTACCAGATAATGCAGTAGTTTGTTTTGCTAATACTGGCAGAGAAATGCCACAAACTTTAAAGTTTATTAATGATTGTTCGCTTCATTGGAAGGTAAAAATTGTCTGGTTGGAGTACGATTTAAATGAAGAAAACAAGCATATATTCAAAATAGTAGATTATAAAACTTGCAGTAAAAAAGGTGAACCTTTTGATAAGCTTATAAACAAGCATCAGATGTTACCTAACCCATTAGCAAGATTTTGTACTGGTAGTTTAAAAAGAGACACTATTACAAAATATCTTAGAAGTCTTGGTTGGAAGAAATGGCATAACATTATGGGCATTAGGTCAGATGAAAAACATAGATGTAAAGATGGTTTTCAAAATGGGTTTTATCCACATTATCCTATGGTTGAAGCTAATCATAGTTTACTTAATGTTGATCAATTTTGGAATGAACAACCATTTAAATTAGATTTGCCTGTTGTTAATGGAAAAACAATTAAAGGCAATTGTGATTTATGTTTTTTAAAGTCAGAGTCACAGTTAGCTTCAATGGTTAGAGACCACCCAGATTTGGCTCAATGGTGGATAGATGCAGAGAAACGATTAAACAGAAGATTTGAAAGAAACAGAGGCATGGAAGAATTTGCTAAATTTGTTAATGCACAACAAGATTGGATATTTAATAACGAAGCTTATCTTTGTCAAAAAGATGGTGGAGAGTGTACTGGATGAAAATAGTAGATTTATTTAGTGGCATAGGTGGTTTTAGTTATGCCGCAGAACAAATAGTGGGTGGCTTTGAAACAATAGCTTTCGTTGAAAGAGATGAATATTGTCAAAAAGTCTTGCGTAAACATTGGTCAGATGTACCAATATATAGTGATATAAGGAGTTTTAATGGAAAAGAATACAAAGATGCAGACATCGTTGTTGGAGGATTCCCTTGTCAGCCCTGGTCAGTTGCCGGATCTCAAAAAGGAAGCGAAGATGACAGAGATCTCTGGCACGAAATGGTTAGGATTATTGAAGACATACGGCCACGCTGGATTATTGGAGAAAATGTGTCGGGTTTTGTTACAATGCCAATGGGCCTCACAAGAAGTCTCGTTGACTTGGAAAGTATTGGGTACAAAGCCATCCCATATCTTATTCCAGCTGCAGCCGTCGACGCCAAGCATAGACGAATGCGATGCTGGATTGTGGGCCACACCGAACACGATGGATCATCTGCCACCCCGTTCAGAAGAAGGAACGAACAAGTTAATGGAGGGTCACCGCAAGGGCAGAACCAAACCAGCGAACTTGAGGGAGCAAGTAGACAACAAGACAATGGATTTATACAAACAGACATCTTCGACTTTGTGGCCGACCCCAACAACGCAGGAGATAGAACACCCAGAAGCAGAGTTGACACCGAACAACAGGAGATTGAGCAAGAGCGGACAGACATCTCACAGTCTGAATCTAGCAGACAGCGTGAAGATGTGGCCGACTCCGAGGACAGGTGGAGGGAGCAGACCGAATGGCAAAGGGGGGAAAGTATTAGCGGAAGAAGTATTGATAGCAGAGGGGATAAGGCAGAGGGGAAAGAAGATAAGCGAGATGTACCCAACACCGAGAGCAAGGGATTGGAAAGACGGCTACACAGTTCCACCATCAGTAAAGAACGGAACAAGAGCACACACTCTGGGAACATTTATAGCGGAGAAAGAAACGATGTGGCCGACACCGACAACAAAAGGTTACGGACACGCATCAATGGGTCAGACGATGATCTTCCGAAAGAAAGTGGAGAACGGAGAAATGACCGAACAACAAGCGGAACAGATGTTGGGGGTAACTTTAAGACCACCAAGAATGGAAAAATGGGATTATCCGAAAAAGGAGATGTTCCCTACACCATCAGCAAACGAGGATGCAGCGGGTCGACCAGGGGGAAAGATGCAGAAGATGTTAGGCAATCATCCTTCCGTGAGAGACCAATCCTCTGGAACGCTGAACCCAGCGTGGGTAGAGTGGCTAATGGGGTACCCAACAGGGTACACCGACTTAGATGTTTAGGAAATAGTATCGTTCCCCAAGTGGTAGCTAGAATATTTTGGTCTATTAAAGAAGCAGAAAATGAAGTCAAAAAGTGAAAAATATTATAGATTTAAAGAAATTTGCAAAAGAATAATGAAGCAAAAACCAAAAGAAATAGACCCAGAAGAGCAATTTTTTGAAGATGATCCTCGTGCTATTAATGAAAAAAATGTTGGCAAAGTAAAAAAAAATCAAACTCATGTACCTAGTAAATCAATTATTGATGATTTGCATTGACATTGAGGTAATTAGAACCTATATATATATATGAAAGAAAGTAATCATAATGATTACTCCTTTTGTTTTAAAATGTTTGTTTGAAAAGGCGGGTTGCAAAACCCGTCTTTTTTTTATACAATATGTCTATAACTGTATGTTATGAAGATTAGATTGAAATAGACTGGTTAGCGATTGCGATCAGTCTATTTTTTTATTTGACATTTGGCATTGACTTCCTATATAACTATCATATACTATCAAAATACTAGCAAATGGAGAAAAAATTGAAAAATTTATTTAAAGTTATTGAAGACAAAAAAGACCAGCCATCACTTGAAGAAGCTCAAGAGTTTGTTGGTGGTTGGGTTGAAAGAGTCCAATTAAAAAATGGCGATGTCATGCTTATTGATGAAGAAGGTAAGTTAAAAGAAAAAGACATTAATCAAAAAGCCACAGATCATTGGGTGAAGAGTTATGGCATGACAGATGTTATTGCTGGTCATGCTATTTTAATTAAAAAACAAGCATTAACAGATTTATGGTAGGCGATATGTCAAAGTTTGAAAAATTTGTTAAAGATGAGTTTATCAATAAACCATTAATGGCGAGTGAAATCATTGGTGCTATGTCGCAGCCAAAGAGAACGATTATGGGTTATCAAGGTGGCTCTATTGCAGAAGGCAAAGTTAGGCAAATGCAATCACAATTAGTTCAATCACAAAAATTTGTTGTTAGCGACAAATTAATTGAGCACGCTTGTGAGGCTTCTATGGTTGAGCCTTCTACATTAAATACAATGATTACAACTGCCATTCCACCATTTAAAAATATGTTTATTGAATGGAATGAAAGTCATCGTGTTTATTATCTTTCTAAAATGTATGATAAATATTTACCAGATTATAAAGATAAGATTGAAAAACCAACGGAATATTTAGATAGGATTGGTTATCATATTTTTAATTTTGATCATCCATCTGGTCAATCTTGGTATATGTACGAAATGTGGTGTATGATTGATGGCAAATGGAATCAATCACCATTAGCCTCCGTTGTTCATAATGATGAAGAATGGAACTCTGAAATCTCTTATGAGCATTTTAAAAGAAGAGAGAACTTTTCTAAAGAATTACCAAATTCAGTTAGAGAAAAGTTTATGTCAGATGATAAAGAATTTAGAGAAAATTTTATGTCAGATGGTTTGTTAAAATTTAATGTAGATAGCATTAAAACAGGACAAAAAATTATTGGTCGACCATATATTTTAAAATATTTTCCAAATTATCCTAACGACTATTTGGATAAAAATAATCAAACACATATTAATGTAAATCATTGGATGCAAAATTTATGTTCAAGGTTTGAGCTTTGTCAGAGTAGCAGTATGCACTGGTTAATTCCAAAAGACAAATTTAAACAAGGTTGGGCTGAAGATGAAATGGCACAAATTACTAAATACCACTTAGATTTAATTCAAGGTGGCGATATGAGATTTATTATTAGTGTTTTATCATTACTAAACTATGATTTAATTATTCAAGAAAAACAAAAACCTGCAGAGAATAAATTAAAACATATTAGATATGGCAGAAGATTGCCAACAAATGAATATAGTCTTATCAGTATTGATTTGCCAAAACCAAAAGGCAAGAAAGTATATGAAAAGATTTTTACAGGTCATGGCACGCCCAAAAGGTGGCACATGAGAAGAGGTCATTGGAGACGATATCGTGATGTTCAAGGGAATATTACGAAAAGAGTCTGGGTCGACCAATGTGAAGCAGGCAACAAAAGCCTAGGCAAAAAAATTAACGACTATAACTTACAAAAAACAAAAGGAGAATAAAATGAGTAGGTATAAAGATTTGTTAATTGAAGTGGAAGACTTTTATTGGTCATTGTTAAATGACGATGGTTTAACCAATATTGAGGCTTTAGCTAAAGTTAAAAAAACTTATGGAACACATGGTTATGATTATGTTCTTGAAGTTATTAAGGAAGAAGAAAACAAAGATGCTGGAATTTTTGTTGATATTGAACCAAATTTTGAAGATAATTTAGGTGCTGCAAATGGAGTGTAATATGAGACATAAATATTTGAAGTTGCATATTGAAGAAACAACCATTCATAAAAAGCCTAATGTATTTATCCGTACTTACAGAAAGGTAATTGAATGGTTAAAATGTTTTTAATGATTTGTGTCATCTGGGTCGAAGGACCTAGATACATGGGCGGTCAAACAAAATGCACATGGCACGTTAGTCAAGTTGAATATTATACTCAACAGAGTTGTGATAATGACATTGAACACAGTAGACAATTGGTACTTGCAAGACTAAGAAAAGAGTTTGGAGATAAACCAGATGGATATGATGTTTTAGCTTCTTGCTTGAAAGCAACATAATGTTGGTTATAATAGAATCACCCTATATGGGTGACGTACAACATAATATCGCTTATGCAAGACAATGTATGAGCGACTCTTTAAAGCGAGGCGAAGCCCCATTTGCCTCGCATTTATTATATACACAAGTATTAGACGACATGAACCCAGAAGAACGAACAATGGGTATGCAAAGGGCTTTTGAATGGTATCGGTGTGCTGATTTAATGGCAGTTTACACGGATAAAGGTATTTCTTCGGGTATGCAAAAGGGCATGGAGATAGCTCAAGAGTTCGGAATTAAAATAGAATATAGGAGATTAGATGGAAATTATTGTTGAAGGTAGCACAGTTTATAATGGTGATTGTTTAGAAGTCATGGATAAACTGGATAAATGTTCGGTGGATAGCATAGTTACAGATCCGCCGTACCATCTTACATCTATAGTTAAAAGATTTGGCAAAGAAGATTCAGCACCAGCACAATTTGGTACAGATGGTGCTTTTGCTAGAACATCAAAAGGATTTATGGGGAAAGAATGGGATGGCGGCGACATAGCGTTTCAAGTGGACACTTGGCGTAAATGTTATGAGTTGTTAAAGCCTGGAGGTCATTTGATTGCCTTTAGTGGCTCACGAACATACCACAGAATGGCAGTCGCCATAGAAGATGCTGGGTTTGAAATCCGTGATCAATGTATTTGGCTTTATGGCAGTGGATTTCCAAAGAGCCACAATATAGGCAAAGAAATAGATAAAAAAATGGGTAATCAACGTGAATTTGTCGGAACTATTAAAAGAGGTAGTGTTGAAGATGCGATTGAGAAAGGTGTTGGATATACAGCAGATCCAGCGAACAAAAATAATAAAGCTATATTTGGATATGGAACTGAAACAGTAACAAAAGGTAATACAGAGTGGGAGGGTTGGGGTACAGCACTTAAACCTGCACACGAACCTATGGTATTGGCAAGGAAGCCTTTGTCGGAGAAATCGGTGGCAGACAATGTGATGCAACATCGGACTGGTGCTATAAACATTGACGCTTGTCGGATTGAGGGCGAGGTCAAACACCCAGAAACTATGCCAGACTTCAGAGACCAGGGCGAACAAAGTAAAACTGCAATCGGTGTGGACAAGCTATCATTCGGTCAGACATCTAATGCTAAAAGAAAAAAAGTTGTTCGCAAACCAAGGTCAGATGATGGTGTCTGGTCAGATGATAATAGTGGCATGAAGTCGGAGGGCTCGGAGTTCGCAGATGCAGACCCAAGAGGAAGATGGCCCAGTAATGTGATGCACGATGGAAGCGAACAAGTGCAAGAAATATTCCCGGAAACTAGCAGTACGGAGGTCAGCAGACAGCGAACACACAAGGGGATTTGGTCAGATAACAGAGATGAAGATGGAGATTATATGCCAGCTTATGGCGACCAGGGTAATGCGTCTAGGTACTTTTATTGTGCAAAGACATCAAAAGAAGAACGAAATTTTGGGTTGCATGGTTTTGAAACAAAGATGATGGGCATGAGTGGTGGAGCTCAGTCGGTTGGTGAGGGTTATGATAAAGGTCAGGACATAGGATTAAACAAAGTTATAGCAAGAAAGAACACTCACCCAACAGTTAAACCAGTTGAGCTGATGCGATACCTTGTTCGCTTGGTGACCCCTAAAGGAGGTGTCGTTTTAGACCCATTTATGGGTAGTGGCTCAACTGGTATGGGTGCAAGAGAAGAAGATTTTAACTTCATTGGCATAGAAAAAGAAGAAGAATACTACGAAATTGCCAAGGCAAGAATAAAAAATGTAAAACCACAGTTAAAATTGTTTGACATATAGGTAAAGATTGCCTATATATATAGTATAACATTTTAACAAAAGGAGATTGTGTTATGGAAAAAGTAAAAAAATTACCCAGTGATTGGGAAAATGTATTTAGCTTTGTAGAAAAGAGGGCAGCGTAATGTTATATGGTGCATATGGTGCTAATCTAAATAAAGCCAATATGGAAGTCAGATGTCCACAAGCTAAACCTATGAATGGGTTTATGCTTGAGGGCTACAAGCTTGTCTTTAATGGTGTTGCAGACATTGTTAAGGACAAGAGTGCTTCTGTACC